ACCTGAAGAACCTGAAGTACCACTAGTTCCCGACAAACCGCTTGTACCACTTGAACCTGATGTTCCTGAGGAACCATCAATACCACTAACACCTGAAGTACCACTAGTACCTGAAGAACCGCTAGTTCCGCTTTCTCCACTTGAACCTGATGTTCCTGAGCTACCGCTAGTTCCACTTTCACCTGATGAGCCTGATGTTCCGTTTTCTCCTGATGAACCCGATGTTCCTGAAGAGCCACTTGTTCCGCTTTCTCCACTTGAACCTGATGTTCCTGAGCTACCGCTAGTTCCACTTTCTCCTGAAGAGCCACTTGTTCCGCTTTCTCCACTTGAACCTGATGTTCCTGAGCTACCGCTAGTTCCACTTTCTCCGCTTGAACCCGATGTTCCTGAAGAACCGCTAGTTCCGCTTTCTCCACTTGAACCTGATGTTCCTGAAGAGCCACTTGTTCCGCTTTCTCCACTTGAACCTGATGTTCCCGATGAACCACTTGTTCCACTTTCACCACTTGAACCTGATGTTCCTGAAGAACCGCTAGTTCCACTTTCACCTGATGAACCTGATGTTCCTGAAGAACCACTAGTTCCGCTTTCTCCCGATGAACCTGACGTTCCTGATGAACCATCAATACCACTAATACCTGAAGTACCACTTGAACCTGAAGTTCCTGAAGAACCATCAATACCACTAATACCTGAAGTACCACTTGAACCCGATGTTCCCGTTCCACCCGTAAAATTAATTATTACATTACCGTCTCCGTTATTAATAACCGAAGCACCTGAAAATGTCATACCTGTAACATTTGTTGCCGTTACACCTGACGTGGCATCATAAATTGTAAGTGGACTACCTCCTCCACCGCTTGTAAATCCAGTTACCTGAATATCTTCACCAAGTGAATTGGTAAGAGTTAAAGTTTGGCTACCACTATTATAAGTTCCGCCCGTAATTGGTGCGGTTAAACCTGTAATTGTAATTGTACCACCAGTATTATTATATAAGTCTAAATCAGATGTACCTGAAAAATAAGTTCCACCTGTGATTTGAACGTCAGTTCCATAAAATATTCTCCAACGAGCATTTTCTCTCGTGTCATTATATCCCTCAATAGTTGAACCTGTCCACGCATTAATGAAATTTTTACCCGCCTGTGAACGACTATTTACCACAGTTGAATAATCAGTTACCGTTTTTGCGGAATTACCCGTAAGTCCCGATAACGAATCCCATAATGTTTCGTAATTCAATATTGTATATTGATAAACAGTGTCAGTTTCTTGTACATAAACCTGCATACCCAATCTTCTTCTACCCGAAGAAATATTGTCCGAATTTAAACTTATACTATCAGGTGAAAATGCCGAACCAGTTCCTTTGGTAAAGTTAATTGGTATTGTATTTGCAGATAATTGTATATTCGCAGGATATGTTGAAGCGGTAAGGATTAATTCAAGGTCTCTTAAATAATAAACCTCCATGAAACCCCCAACATTTAATACAGAAAATGTATTACCAAATGTTGAAGTCCTAGCAACACTTTGAGTACCACTTAATTGTGAGGATGATAGTGGATTTTTATAATCAAATGACATATTTTATATTTTTTTATGTTGTTTTATGTTTTAGTATCACCTTTAATCCAAAGAGTTGCAACTAACGGAACTGTAGGTGGAACATAATAAAGTTCACTTAACCATAACACTCTATAGACACCGGCAGGTATTACACAACCACCAGGTACTGTTACATTTATCCCAGCATTTCCAGGGTCAGGAATACCGTCATTAATAACTGACACCGAACAAGCAGCACCAGTACCAACATCTAATGTCATATTGTTCATGGTACCTCCAACACCAGCCAATGGAATCCAAACAGTATAAACATATTGTTCATTAGGATTAACCGTAGTTGTTGTAATACCAATACTTCCAAACGTATATTGATTTTGCGAACATCCTTGTGAGTCAGTTCCTGCACCTGAGGCTTGTCTGATTGAATTTTTAATCGTACCAACGTTGGTGATGAAATTACCACTTGAACCTGACCATCCAGGATATTGAACGTAGATTGCCATGTCAGCAGCGTATGTTGCTCCACCCGCAGGTCCACCATTATTAGTAAATCCATTAAAATTACCACCTAAACCAAATGTGAAAGTACCTATATCTCCTTGAGATGTTGAATCTTGTGGTTCAGGGAAAATGTAAGCCGAGAACGGTAGATTAGTTGGTGTTGGTGTGTTAGTATTTGTTGGTGTGTTAGTTTGTGTTGGTGTATTTGTTGGTGTACTAGTTGCAGTTTCACTTGGAGTATTTGTATTAGTTGGAGTATTTGTGGGAGTTTCGGTGTTAGTTGGTGTTGGGGTTGGGGTCTCGCTTGAAGTATTTGTTGGTGTTTGAGTTTGAGTTGGCGTCTGAGTTGGTGTTGCAGTTTCACTCGCAGTATTGGTTGGTGTTTGAGTTTGAGTTGGTGTCTGAGTTGGTGTCGCGGTTTCACTAGCGGTATTAGTTGGTGTTTGGGTTTGAGTTGGTGTTTCAGTATTAGTTGGTGTTACTGTTGGAGTATTTGTAGGTGTTTCGCTTGGCGTATTTGTTGGTGTTGCAGTATTAGTAGGTGTTGAAGTTTCAGTATTAGTAGGCGTTACTGTTGGAGTATTTGTAGGTGTTTCGCTCGCGGTATTAGTTGGTGTTTGAGTGTTAGTAGGTGTTGAAGTTGACGTTGGCGTCTCAGTATTAGTAGGCGTTACCGTTGGTGTTGATGTTTCAGTGTTAGTCGGAGTATTAGTATTAGTCGGTGTATTAGTATTTGTAGGTGTTGATGTTGGTGTTGCAGTATTGGTTGGTGTATTAGTAGGTGTTGCAGTAGGTGTTGTAGTTGTACCCGTCATTGGGTCAGTTTGAGTTGGTGTTGGAGTAATAGTTGGTGTGGCTGTTGGCGTTGGCGTTACACACTCAAGGGTTACAACAACCCCATTAAACATTTCATTTCTTGTCTGTGCAGAATAATAAATTACATCATCAACATAGACATTAAATGGTCCCAAAGCATTTGAATTAGACGCTAGTCTAACAATATAAGAAGTACAACCTGTAACTGTTAATTGTTGTTCAATTTCAGTTGCACATCCTGGAGCGTTATTTGTTACTAATATAGAATATGTGGACATCCGATGTTTTTATTTAATAAATACCACAACAATACTATTTCAGTAAAACTTATTTAAAATAATAAAAAGTTTATACAAGAGTAAAAAGACAGTTTGACTCTTGAATATCAATATTAACAATACAAGACGCTAATTCAATTGTGATTTGGAACGTACAACCAAAAGTACATTGTAATAATTTAAAAATACTACATCCATTGTTATCCGTTAAGGTTAACATTATCTCAGGAGCAGTATTAAATATTGAAGGTATTGTGTTGTTATATTCAACTGTAGGTGGAACGGGTCCTGTATTTATAGTACCAAGTAAAGTTTGATAGTTACCATATACATCTGATATGTATACATCAATTGGATATGTACCTCCTGATATTTCCGTTATTCTTACCTGTATCATGTTAAACAAATTGTATCATAAACGATTATCAATTCAATAATAATTTCCTGTCCATTTAAACTATTATTGGTTGGACTTGTTTGAATTATTATTTGATTATTGGCAGAATCTACCGTTATTACACCAATACCAGGTATTGTATTTAATAAACTAACAACCGTATCATAATAATCATTATCACTTGGAGCAACATTCAAAGATGTTGTTGTAAAGAACGTATCACTTGTTGTTAAACCTAAAGGATTTACGGAAACTTTAACCGTAAACGTTGCAGATATTAAACTACAACTTGTATTTCCCGAAGTTAAATCATCAAATCCAACATTTAACATTTGTAATAATCCAAACTTAGTTTGTGATTGAATGTTAAACACTTGAGACCCCATTACATAAGTTTGGTATGAAACATATGCGGCATCACAAGTAATATTGGTAGTTCTTGATAATGAACAACCATTATCATCAACTATTGTTAAATCATATGTACCACCAGTTAATCCTTGAACTGTAATTTCTTGTGGATTATTTGGTACGTTATCTGACCAAGTAAACGTAAACGGTGGAGTGCCAGATGAGATAAATGCGGTTAACATCCCATCAGAACCTGTACCACAAGAAGTACTATACAAACTATAATCTAACGGTGAACTTTCCCCAACATATACTTGAGTAGTTTGGGTACAACCCGTACTATCTGTAACGGTAATTGTATGTTGTCCCTCTGAAACATTATCAAATGTAACCGCAGATAATGATGTATTATTTATATTAACCAAACCATCTAATGAATAATCAAATGGAGATGCCCCACCACTACTTTTAGTAACTGTAATATAACCATTATCACGATTACAAGTTGTTCCTGTAGTTTCAGTAGAAATTGTAAAGGTATTGGTGGCATATAATGTAACCTCATCCATATAATAACAACCTGATTGGTCTTGAACGGCAACACTATATGTTCCTGAATATAAATTTGAAAATAATTGAGTTGTTTGAGTATTACTCACATTTAATGTGTTTCCATTAGGATAAATTAAAGTATAGATGTAAGGTGATGTACCTCCAATAACCGAAACAGTTATTGAACCACCGTTACTTGAGCATGTTGAACCTTGTGTTGAAATACTAACTGAGTTTATACCATTTGGCGATGTTAATGTTGTACCTGCCGTGATTGTACATAAAGCAGCATCGGTAACTTGGAAAGAATAATTTCCTGGCGATAATCCGGATATTGACCATGATGTCGGATATTGAACAACCACTTGACCTGTAGATGCTGAGTAGTAATAAGGTGCCGTTCCTCCCGTAATTTGAATGGTTAAAACTCCATCGGCAGAAAAACAAGTTGGTTCCGTTGCCGTAAATGTTCCCAATCCTATTGGTGGTACATCAACAATTGTTGCCGACTTTGTTGTCACACATCCATAAAAATCTGTGACACTAACAGAGTAAATTCCTGCCGTTAATCCAGTCACTGTTGACCCCGTAGCACTTGTATTCCAAAGATATGTATATGGTGGACTACCCGTTAAACCAGTAATCATAATTTTACCCATGGCAGTACTACTTCCGCAAGATGAGTTTGGTACCACATATAGTCCATAATCTAATGTATCGGAATCTTCAATGATAAAATTGGCACTTTGTCCTGTACAACCACCCAAGTCAAGAACAGTTATATAATATGTTCCCGCTGTTAGGCTTCCAAATTCAACGGTAGATTGGCTTGTGGTTGCAGATTGAGAAAATACCCCATCCCCATGATATAAATAAAAACTTGTTGAGGAATAATCTGATGTCGATGTTCCTGTAACCGAACCATTATTTTCAGAACATGTTGTTCCCATAACACCAAGAATACTTGCACATACCCCACTTGAAATTGGTATGTTAATGTAAAATTCGGAATTTGTCGGTAAACTACTATCATTAACCCTAACTGAATATGTTGTGGCACTTAATCCTGTTTTAACCGCAGGTAATGTTGTGACAACGTCGGGCGACAATACAGGACTTAACCATTGTACGGTATATGGTGGAGTACCACCAGTCAAAGTCAAACTAATTGACCCTGAGTTTGTATTTGAACAATCTCCCGTAACCGCTATGTTGTAATTAAACACTGACATTATCTAGTACAATTTATATTAATATTTATTCCTACGTTTAAAACTACCGTTTCTTCTAAATTTTGGGAAACACATCCTAAATTAGTTATTGTTAATCTATTACCATTTAAGAAATATGTGTAGCCATAATCATATAAAGTTGGCAAATAATCTATTAAAGCATTTCTCCACTGTGAATCTGTTGGTACGTCATTATAACCATACCCATTATAAAAACTATCTTGAATTAAGATTTGATTATTAATTCTTAAATCAACATACCATTCTGTCTGAACTGAATTTTGGTAACATTCATTAAGCGTTAATCCACTTGATGATAACATATTATTAATTCTGTTGGCAAGAATACTATTAAAGTTAGATACACTAATATCATCATTAAGCCATGGATAAATATAAAAATCAACATACTCTGAATTACATGTGTAATCAAAAATACTTGATATAATATAACATGGGTCAACAGGGACAGGTATAAACTGACAACCTCTTTGTCTTCTATAAACAAACTTTTGTTTATGTAGTACAGAGTTTTCAAATCTAACCCCTCCATTCCAAATGGTTGTTGCGGGAACCATCTGTTCCACCAACTTAGTCCAATAAGGACCAATACCGTTCACGTAATCGATTAACTTTTGATAAGTGTACTTGTTGTTGGGCAACCCGACAGTTTGTTCTGATTCGATGTATTTCCACCAAATAGATTGTAGTGTAGGATAGCCACCCGTTTTACCATCAGAAATGTATTGTCTGTTTCGAGTGTTAATCATATTCTGCCAAAAAGTTTGGGAGAATTCAAAGAATGTTTTCTTCTTAGGCTTGGGGTCAACATATGTCCAATCGACTCCACCTGGTACAGGATAACCAACTGTTAAACCTGATTCAGGAATTGGGTAATCATATCTTCTTGATTGGTCCCAAACATCATAAACGAGACCTTGGCCAGGATTTAAGAATATGTCAACGTTCTTTACGTTTAATACTAATTTTTCATTGTCGACAAAGTAGTACGCATTGTAATCTCCTTGAGTTGAAACTCTAATTTTATCATCGTCCGCTAACCATGATTTATTATTATCCACAACTTTTTGAAGTTTAAATCCTTCCGTCATATAAGGGAAATCCCTAAATCTATTCAGATAAGTCTGACCGTAAGTAAACGGTTGTAATTGTGTTTGGATACTAAAGTTTTGTCCTGTGTAAACATTTCCTGTAAGTACAACATTATCAGGACTTCTATGTGATGGTGTGGTTTCGTACCAACCAGAACCAATTTGGAAAAAGTATGTTTCCGTATTAACAGGTGCTTTTGGATAACCTTCAATATCAATAGGGTATGCGGCTAATGTTATATTAGTATCGGTATATGTTGCGGTTTCTGTAAATGCAGTATAAATTTGCCCATAAATGCTATATGTTTGACCTACAGCATAAGATGGTGTTTCTTGAACGTAAGTACCACCTGAAATTTGACTCCATTGATTATAGAACTGGTCAAGATTAATTTTTTGGTCAGCCAAATAAATGTGTTCATTATATTCAATTAATGAATCAGGTGCTCCAATCAATCTTAATAAAAATTCAACAGACCTTCTCGTACCTTTTGATTTAAACAGGTACGATGCATTAAGAATTAAGTTTCTATAGTAAGCATAGTTTAATTCTGTTGGCGTTAAAGCTCGAGCGTAACCAGGATAAGTTGGTGTTGACGTATTACCAAACACAGATGATAAGAAATCTTCATTTGTAATTGGTGAGAAATTAGATGACCATCCCAATGTTTGAGATAAATTCGCCAATAATTGTGAAGGTATATCATTTGATGGATTATAGTTTACAGAATTCATGTAAGCCAACCCCTCAATAAATTGTTTTATTTGGTCGAAACTTCTACCGTAAATTTGGAATATCTTTTCGACTTTTCTACCCAAAGTATCAAATTCCTTTAAAGAATCCGAAATTAAGAATCTTGAAATTAAATTGGTCTTAAACGAATCCAAGTTAACCGCAATTGCTTGGATTTGTTCCAAGTATGCATCAAATAAGAATGAACTAATATCTAAATTCCAAGGACCATCTTTTGGCCAAGTCACTTGTTGATATTCAGTATATGTTTGACCAAATTCATTTTGTTGCGGTACTTGAAATACTGCAGTATATTCAGGTCTAACCAATCTATTAAGTAAGAATTTTTCAACCTCATCAAAACTTTCTTGGAATATTTTGTCAACAATATAATCATTTGGTCTGATTTGATATTCTTGTTGGATTGTGGTCGCCGTTGTTCCAAATGGTGAACCAGAAACGTAAAATGTGATGTCACCAGATGTTAATGTGGTAGACGGAATAAATGCCAAAATCTTATAGATATTATCATCAATACTAACACAATAATCTAAATAAGTGTTGTTAAGATTTCTATATGGTGAAACATCCAACTCTCTTAGTGTTAAGTTAGTTGACGCACTAACAGAGTAATCAATATCAAATGGATTTTTTATTCTATCAACATTAACCTTAAAATATGTTTCATCATTTTGAACATCATAAACAATATCATAAGCAGTATTACCTGTTGAGAAATCACTATTAGTAAATATAATATCTAAAGACGCTGGGAAATAATTAATAACACGAGTAATTGAAACCCTAAATCTTTCAGATAGAGAACCATACATTGAAAAGTTAAGAACCTGAGTTATATCAAAGTTGGGATAAACTCTAAATTGAGTTGCAAGTATTCTTCTACTTTCTTCTAAACTATCGATATTCATCATATCCAAAGTCATCGGTTCAGAGAACGCTCCGACATTGAATGTACGATTAACTTTTTCGGTTACTCCTGTTGTAAACTCAAAATTACCTTGCGTAAGTCCTCCACCCTCGACAGTTTGTAATCCTACAATGTTGTCAGAGAAAGTCCCCCCGCCATTACCTGGTCTTGGTGGATAAAAGTATTTAGTATTTGTTGTGTTTACCGCCATTAACCAGTTATGTTTGTAAAGTTTTTACTGAAATCAATGTTATTACCTCTACTTTGTCTAACCTCATATAACAATGCGTTAAATTGGTCTCTAATTTCATACAAGTTGTATTGTCTGTATATGTTATTTTCAGAGTCATAGATTGTGTAAACACCGTCATCAATTGATTTGGTTTGATTACCATAAAGAGCAATTGCAAGAGATGATACATCGTACTCAACCATTTCAACTTCCAAAGTAATTGGATTAAAGAATGTGTTTGATATAATAATGCTTTGATTTGGCTGACCAATGAATGGTGTTGCGTTTGGATTATTAGTTGGAGATGAAGATGGTGATAAAGTTAAGAATATTAAATTTGAATTTCCATCAACATATCTATATCTAATAGCCTTTTGTGTTGTATTTGTTTGGTTTGTCACCACAGGTTCACAAAAGAACGATGAGGTAATAACCCTAAAGAAATTTGGTATCTTTGAACCATCAGGATTTAAATATTCAACTCTAAACCCAACCAATCCTTGTGGAACAAATTTATTTTGATATTGTGTTGGAACATTTGAAATGTCAATCACAATTCCTTTTACGTTTGGCAAAGCACTTAACACACCACAATCAGTAATTCTTGTTCTGATTTGTGCTGGTCTTAAATAAAGTGTGTAAATTCCAAGAGCATTGAACTGCTCAGCGGGTAATGTTAAGTTGTATAATCCACCCAAAACCTCAACACCTGCGTTTCCACCTGTTTGTGTGTTGTTAAAATAAGGTTTAAGAATTGTTTGTGCATCAAGTTGAGTTAGGACGAAATTACTCGTAACATCCCTTGAAGGAGTATAATTCAATATAATCTCTACGTCTTCAGGTGAAACGTCTGAAGGTCTAATTGTGCCGTATGAACCGATTGCCATATCTTATTTTATCTTATAAATAGTTTAGTTCTTTTTTTCAACGTTAAAAAATCCATATCCGTAATTAATCATGTCACCTAAATTATCAACCTCTCCTAATCTTTGGATTCTTTCGTATGCAGAATTCTTTCCTCGTTCAACAAAAACATTTGTTTGTATTTGTGGTTGGTCAATAACTTTGATTAAAACTTCCTCTTTTGTTATTGGTCTTTGTGTTAAATTATTCTCTGTAAATCCTGAAGATTGTTCAAAAAATATTGTTGTCCCGTCTATGTAATCATAGTAATCAACTAAATTAACTGTATAGGCGGTAAATGTTGTTGCAGTATTAGTTATTGCTCCCCATATCTGACCGTTCTTAATAACGGGAACTCCAACTTGGAATTTGTTTGGTCCATACATTGCCAACTCATTAAGTTTGGATTTTGTTAAACCTGAAACCGTAAATGGAACCGTTGTAAAATTATTTGATGTTTGAGCAGATACTTCATTAACAGCATCCCCTGAAAATATGTAGTTATAACTGATTGGTGTTTCAATCCAATTACCACCCACAGGAATAAAAAATGCCTCACCATTTGGGTTATTGATAACCACATCAGAAAATGGTGTCGTGATTGTTTTAGAAACTCTTGTAATTCCCCACGGATTTGTTTGTTCTAATGTAATCGTGTATTGAGCAATTGCGACAGGATAAGTGTGTACGATTGAATTGGGTGTGTATGAACTAATGGTTTGCAATGGTGTCCCATCACCCCAACTAACCTTATAAGATGATAAATCAAGAAATTTTTGAAACTCACTTGATGTGTTATACACATTATAAACATATGGGTTGGCGGTTGTTGATGAAAATATAAAATTGGCAACCACATCTTTCTGCAATACCGCACCATCAAATGGACTGAAGTAACCAACATCAACCGCAGTTTGTCTGAATAAAATTGGAATTGTAATTCCTGATAATATTGAACTTCCATTTGGTCCCGCAGTCAATACTTGGGTCATCCCCGAATAAACACCAGTCGTTTCACCTGTATAACTTGGTCCAACGTTTTCACCTTGCATATTAACAATAAACAAGTCACCCTTAATTGTTTCAGGTGATATTATAATATTATAAAAATCTTCCATTATGGGTTAACATATTCATACCATTTTATGGGTTGTAACGTACCCGCCCTTTGTCCATCATTAAGATATATTGTTTGATTTGGATTCATGTTGAATATTTGATAATCATGTTTTTCATAATTTAATTCAACACGATAATAAAAATATTGTGAACCATCAAAGATATATTTGTTACCAGGTAATGATGATTGTGGCATATTCATCATCTTTGTAAAGTATCCATTTTTTGCATCATAGAACTTGGCAGTCATGTAAAATGTACTGATATCCAAAAATGTTCTTTTCTTTAACCAATAGATAAAGAAACCTTCTTTGTCTCCAACATAGTCCAAAACAAAATATGGTTTTTTAATACTAACAGGTGTCGTCTGCATAATTGCATCCATCTTTAACCCTTGTTGTGTCGGTATAATAATTGTTATATAATTGGTCTGTCTCTTTTCATCAACATTGTCATACAAATCCAATTTAAAAAATGAATTGGTAAAGTTGTTTGTATAATAAAAAATCTCTTGAGTTGTAAACCCTTCCACCTGATAATTGGACTTCCAATTTGTTGCGTCATTTAAAGAACCTCCTGAATAAAAATTAAACTCATATTCAATATCCGTTGGTTCAGTCGTTGTACCTGTCAAAGGAGCGTGAGCAAATCGAGTTACCTCAAAATCTCTACCAACACCAATAACCTCAGTAATGATTTTACTTTCGTACTCATCAATACTTTGGTCCAACCCCACATAGTCCCACGTTAACTGAATGGGAATTGTAAGTTGTCGGTCAACAAAACCGTTTTGACTAATTTTAACTTTATTCACACTCATCAAACAATGGCTTAATTGGGTATTGAACTCCTAAAGAGTTATAGTTTATTCCTTCTGGTATTAATCTAAAGATGGCTTCTTGATATGGATATTGAGCACTATTCATAAATGGAAAATCAACCCCCCTTTCAAGGTTATCTTTAAACCCATAAGTATATATGTCTCTCCATCTAAACGATTGGTCGGCAGAAGAATAAAAAGAATAGAAAGGTACATTCTCAACTTGTCCCGCAACCGCAGTCTCAACATAATCAGAGAAAACTCTAATCCTCATCGATGTGTGGGGTTTATAATAAAACCCAGGACTATTTGTTGAATATGTATCAGTAGTTTGAAATACGTTTTGATTGTATTTTAGTTTTTGATAGTATGGTGAAATAACCCTTTCAATTTGGTCATAATCATTCCACTCACAAAAGTCCCCATCAATCAAATCATCCTTTTTTAAATCCTGATTATAATAAAATGTTTTTGTAACACCACTTGTCAAAGTATAATTTGATGTTTGTATGTTTGTATCGGAATATGAATTATTTAAATCCCACCAAGAACTTATTGGGTTTGTTAAATTAAATTCCCAACCTTGTTTCAATCCAATACCATTATTTGGTTGATTAAAATAACCTGTATATCCTTTATTAATAACAGTTAAAAATAATTCACTAACAGGTCGTTTTTGATTATCTAAAACACCATTCAAATCTAAATCATAATTGACCGTAACATTATAAGAATTACTACTTGTCTTTTGAGATACTCTTGAGATTTGGTTTGGTGTTATTGAACTATATTCAAACTTTCTTTCTTCGTTAAATAGATTTTTTTCAAACGCATTTTTAACCATAATACAATCTCCAACATTTGTTAAAATTTTATGTTCTCTTACATAATATTTTGACTTTGTTTCCAATAAATTATCAGGATTAATAACTCTTTTAAATGTTCCAGTAACTCCATTGGCAAATGTGGTACCTGTATATCCAAAATTAAATATATTAAACACATAAGGGTCACTATCTAATTGGTTATTACCTAACGAATAAACTTGGAATAAATTTAATTGGTTATAAAAGAAAGGTAATTCAACATACTCACCGACAGTTAATCCATGTGGTGCAATACATTGGAATCTAATAACATTACTACCATTTTGAGTTCCATTAATTATTGAAAACGGAATACCTTCGGATGCAAGCCAATCGTAACTACCATTATTTAATGTGTATGACATTTGTTTTAAATCATTGTTACTTTGAACATAACTAATATAATATGTCCAATTGTAAGTGTAGGCGCTTTTTGCGACATAATTAATATGCTGGTCAGATATATTAGGTCTATAAAAATCAAATTCATAATATTGTGGAAATCCTTTCCATATTGTACTAACTGAAGATTGTTCCGCATCAACATAATATAAGGTATTTCTAAATGGAACATATTCAGTAGTACCTGTATATGTATTACCATACAAATAATTTATTTTAAATGTAGGTCTAAATGTACTACTACTTTGTCTTTCATCATCAAATACTTGAGCCAAACTAATACTTTGACTTCGGTCATATTCAACCATTTGTTGACTCTGTTGCTCTAAAGTAATAGTAATATCTTGGTCAACTGATGGAGCTGACTGATATTCCTGACTACTTGGTATTATTATAAACTTATTCACCTACAGAATATTTTGTTTTAAATTTATCTAACGCTGTCAATCCTACATTTATTCCAAAATAAAAATGGAATGGAGCACTAACTAAGAATTTACTTGGGTATGTTCCACCATCGTAAGAATAATCACCATTAGGTTTAACATTAAAAATGTAACCTCTTTCGTATATGTCACTTACTTGTGTATCTGAACCAATAAAATAACTCGGTGTTCCCGTATTTCTTCTATCCAATGATTGGTAATTATATCCAAAAATACCTGAATTACTAATAGTTGGTGATTGATTTGTCACCCAATCATTATACTGTGAACCAAAAATACTTTGAATTGATGGTTGTTTTAATCCCCATTGATAAAATGGTACATATTGTGACTTAATGCCATAAGGATAAGTGATTGCATTGGCATTGTTTGATGGTCTAAAATCAATTACACCTGGTGTTATAAAATCTTTGTTTTGTAAATCAACTGTTGTTGATGAAAAGAATATACCCATTGTTGGATTATCAAGTCCACCTAAAATAACAACAGGGTCATTACTATTACCATAAACACGATAGTATTCAGGTGAAAAAGGTATTACACCATATTCAGAGTTGATTGACATACTTTGAGCTAAGTCACCATCAATTCGTCTATCGGGTCTACTAAATAATTGATTTAAACCATTATTACCTGTAGGAATAAGTTGACTTAAAAATCCTTCATCAGTTATTCTTGATATTACAAATAAATTAACCAAATCAGAAGTATCTGAGTAACTTGTTGGATTTAAAGTATTCATAATATAACCTTTTGCTGATGGGTCAAATATTATTTCTTGGTAAAAATCGTCTTTAATACCCAAGTTAATAATTGTTGTTGGGAACAATAAATTTCGTCTATTAACAGGCGAAATTAAACCAGTTGTTGGTCTACCTATAAATCTTTGAGATGTTGCACCTGAAAAATAAGGAGAACTTCTGTAGTAGAAATTGTTTGTCTTATCATCAAAATAAACAAGTTCTTTTGCAAATTCAGGAGGTAATGGTTTATTTTGTTTGTCAAAATAAGTATCTACTTGTATTGGGAATGTAAATAAGGAACCATTAACCCAATTGTTTGTAAATGTTTGAGATAAAACTCCACGACATAAACCATAAAAAAATCTAAATCTATAGCCCCATTCAGCAAATGAATTTATATCTTTTTGTAAATCAATCAAAGGTTCATCCATAAAAACATAACAACCGTTTTCAACAGTATCTGTTCCCTGACATCCAGTATTAACTCCAAAGGTAACTCCATTGCCACTATAACAAGTAAGACCAACCATATTTTCACAAGTACTTAATGTTTTTAAAACATTTTCACTTGCAAGTTGACCTTCAATATCTTGTGTTACTTGGGATGCCCCTGTTGAAAATCCAATAGAAGTATCACCGTTTTCTGGTCCACTTATAACATAAGCCGAAAACCCAATATTTTCTTGTAATAAACTAGCATTACCATTTAAATCCCCACTATCAATATAATCCGAAGATGGTAATCTATCAGTCCTCATAACATTTTTTGAATAATTAGTAATATTCAAAGCGCTTGTACCCGTTAATGTTGGATATAGTATTGGACTAAAATAAGTTGAGACTGGTGGTGAGTCATATGCCAGATAAGTCGGGATAGAAATAATAATAGTATTTAAAACCAATGGTTTTAATGTGAATATTGCACCACCTGACAAATCTTCAGCACTGTCATATTTTCCAATACTAACTGAACTATCATAATACACATTTATATTATTTATTTTACTTGAAACACCTTTTGCAATTCCATATGATGGTGATTTGTTGATAACACCACTTGAAAATCCATAATAGGTATTATTTCCAACTTTGTAAGCAATTTTTCTATCAGGTGTGATTGAATCTAACGCCCCATAATAACCAACATTACTTGTCGAATATGCTGAGAATTGTAATCCTGGTGTTGTTGACCCCGTAAATCCTGGTGTATAGACATAAGATGGAAAATAAATATTATCTTGTTGGTTGTGTTGTTGGACAGTAGTTAATGACCCTGTAGGTAATTTTTGAATAGGGATGTTCATTCTAGTTTGTCCCGTAATTATAACATCGTCTTCGTTGGCATGTCCCAATATTTTTCCAATACCATATTGATTAGTTAATAGTGGAGAATATGGGTCAACCCCTCTTTGTAATATTAAAATAGTTTGACTTGAAAAATCAGAAAATAAACTTGTTGGTAGATTTTCTGCAGGTGCTTCCTCTAACCATCCCTTGGTACCTAAAGTTCCCTTAACTTCTTTATAGGATTGAATCTCGTTAGCAGAATTTAACGTATTCCAAATACTTATTCCCGTCCCTAAATTAGGTATTGAATATTGTGGAACTCCATTAACAATATTTGTAGTAATTGTGATTGCTGTTAATACTTGATAATATTCTATATCAGATGGGTAAATATATCTTTGACATGTATCACCACTGTTAATCACAATATACTCGGCAGTACCACCTAAATTACTTAAATTAATACAATTTGTGTCAGTAATTGTATGTACACCTAATGTACCTGCACTATAAATAACACTAACAGATGAACAGTTATAATATTGTACTGTACCTATAGTTGTTGCCGAAATGGTAATACTATCAACACATTGAGTCGTTGCACTTGGAATAGTATATAATGTAGATAAATTAGTGGTTTGAGTATTATCTGTTGGGTTAGCATAATAAACTTGACTAACAAATTGGTCCGTTTGTATTTTACCATTAATACCTCTAAGTAGAGCCTTTCCAACTGAAGTAGTACCCGACCATAGATAATTTTTATCTTTTGTTTGTTCAGGATTTACAAATGTTAATAATGCACCTACAGGAAATTCACCAGGAGATACTATAGTTAAAGTATTATCATAATGGTATAGACCATTTGAGTTATTTATATCTGAAGCAAAAGTTACTTTTATTTTATTAACCCCTTGAAAATACTTATTTCTTGTATTATAAATATTAATTCTTTCTCCTGGCATTATTGTTCTTGAAACCGCAAACTTTCTAGTTCCGTCAGGAAATGTGGCAATTTCACTAACACCTGTTTTAAATCTAGTTGGGTTTTTTTCTTGACCAGTAAACCCACCAATCGCCTGACTTTTCATTATAGCGTCAGTAGAATTATAGGTAAAATAATTTTCGTTATCGGGTGGTATTGTAGATATCGATTCTTGATATGCAACCAAATTATCATAATAAAATGAAGGATTAGATAATTGACTAACCAGTGATGATGTTGGTACTGAAGAGCTAGAATCCGATGAAGTTTCAGGACTACATTCACAGGCTTGACAATCAGGATATGTTATCATTGGTAATTTGAATCTATTAAATTTTCTAAATCTAAATTTAAAAAGAAGTGTACCAATAAAAACACCAAGCACTGTCCAACCAAGCGCCTGTAGAGCTGTTGTCTGTGCCGCAGGAAGAAGAAATGGCAAGACTGCCGACGAAGCAAACAAACTCGCAGAAGTTATCCATAACTCAATTATATTTTTTAAAATCCATGCGCTTAATGCAATTATTAAAGGAACTGCAAAATTATTCCAAAGATATGCAATAACGTGGTAAGACGTTAACAATGGAATACCAATAATTTGAATTACTTGAAATATAATTGAGAACAAGAAATATATTAAATCAAAATTTCTAAATCCTTCATTTACAGGAAATTTATTAATAGTACTATCACAATCTTGACTTTCAATTTCTTTAATACCTATAAATCTACCTTTAGTACCATTTTTAAATTCATCAATCAAACCTGAAACAGTATACACTTTGTTAAATTCAAATTGGTAAAAGGTATCATCACAATTTATTGCCGCGGTAGTGTTAGTATAACCTGTCCAATCTAATCCAAAATAATATGACCCTGCTAATTTTTTTCCCTCAGATGAACTTGTTGATAAATAATTTGGGTCGATTATAGTATTACTCCAACCATACTCCCTAACGTTAGGAACTAAAAAATATGGTCGTCTTGTTTGCTCAGTCAATGCTGTTGGTTGTGTCCATTTAATTTTAAATCTATATTTTGCCTTAGTTGGAATACCTATAGTTGGGTCATTTGATATAACTTTTTCACCGAATTCATTAGTTATGTAATAATCCAAATTCATTGGTAATTCGGTCAACCAAACTCCATCACCATCAATAATATTTCCAGCTTGTTCTAATTGATATTGTTCCAGTATTGGATTACCAGTAGTATCTTGTTGGATGGTTTGTCTAATTGCCAATATTTGACCAGGTCCTGATTGTAAACTACAAAGATTACCCATATCATCTTTGGGTTTAGCGTTTCTCCTAACTCGATAAGCATCAGATGTAGAATAAATCGACCCCATGAAAACTGACGTTGGTTGTATATTAACATTTGCATTATCTCTTAAATCAAAATCAAGACGATTAATTGCTATATCACAAATTTCAGGGTCTCCCCAAAGTGGCGAAATTTCAATACCTTTAACTAAATTAATAATTTGAGGTAATGAGTTTAAATCTGTTGATGTTCTAAAACGATTACCCGCAACTTGAGCCTCGGTTGCAAGACCCATTCTAATTAAATCTTGTGGTGTCAATGAAAACTCTCCAATATCAGACAAGTCAACATCCATAACAACAGTTTGAAAACCTAATGGTACCCCCATTATCATGTAATCCCCACTATCATTTGTTTTGGCTGTGAACTTATAATATCTGTCATATATTTCAACAGCGGTTGTTCCTGTCAGTACATCCAATCTTGATGGTATTGTACCTGTCGCTGCGTGAGTTGAGTATGATTTTTCGTAAGGTAAAAGATTGTATCTATAACCATCTTCATTTTTATCCGTTGGAGATTTGTACGGATATATACTTGAAATGATTGGGTTTGATTCGTCTACCGTTGTGATAGGTATGAATATTGACACCCTTGCGTTTGGTAATCCAAAACCATTGTTAGCGGTAACCCTACCAACAATGACTCCATAATCGGCACAACTTCTAATATAGACATCCTCTTGTTGTATTTTTAAAGATAAAATCTCTAACTGTTCAAACTCTTGGTCTAATTGTACGTTGATTGTTTTGTTAACCCCTAATTCAGTCCTTATTCTATATGATTGACCCATTAATGTCTTTAGTTAATAAATAGTTTATGCAGGATTTTTAAAGTGAACCCACACAATTAAATAATAATCCAAAGAAAAAATAAATAAACTTGTTAAGAAAAAGTAATTGATTGGAAGTTCTTAACCGAAACTCTAATGTCTTTACCAGGGTATCTAATCTGATACACTTGTGATGGTTGAGCAAAAATAGTATCGTCAACAGGACCAATAAGTTTTAATTCAGGGTCTGAATATTCCATAGATGTTTCAGCGGATGAATATTGACCACCAACTTCATTAAACACATTTAAAGTTGAAACGGTTAATACACCATTTGTATTTTGAATAATACTCCTAATTTCGGATAGATAAACATTCTGACCTAATTGTCTTGATTGAGGGTTAAAGTATGCAGATATTTTATCAATAACACTTGAAATGACTTGTCCTGAGTTTTGGGCGGAATCTAATACAATTGCAACATCAACACTCAAGTCAATAACCTCAGCACTGAATATTGAAATATAATCATTCATCATTCGGTAGTTTGATAAATAATTTGCAATGTTTTGTCTCAAAGTATTTGAAACGATATTGGTTAATTTACCCGAAGTGTCATAAGATAATATTTGAATTAATATCTTGTTATCATTTTCTGTGATAGATACTTTTGCAGGTGCACCAAACTGAGCTGGCATGTTTCTAATAATTGACTCATAATCCTGTACGGTAACCGCTCTCTTTTGAGCCGCAAAGTTAAACGATACATAGTTTCTAATTTCTTCTAATGATGGAATGCCCGCTCCACCTACCGCAGCAGTTACGTTAACACATCTTAATGAATTAACTACCGCTGAGTTTGTTGTCTCAGATGGACCATTAACAAAGAATGAAACAGTACCAATTTGATTGATTACGTTTGTTCCTAAGTTTGTTGCCAATCCACCACCAACTCTATATTGAATAAACAATGTTGAATTTGGCGTTAATGTTGAACCTAATGAAAAATTGTTAGAATATTTTTGAAGTTCTAATGTTGTACCTAAAGTTGTAAACTGATTCAATTGGTCTTGAGCCGTATTTGTACCACCACCAAATGTCATTTTCTTAAATCCTTCAGGGGTATATTCGGTAATAAATCTATCTTGAGTTTGGATATACTTACCAACTTTAATACCAGGTTGGTCAGAAACTTTTGCAGGGTCTTCAATAAAGACTCTATCTTCGGCTAAGGCGTCCACTTCATACCATCTATTATCAACACCTAAAAACTCCGCAGTTGTTGGTGTGTTTGTATATTGTGTACCATTCTTTAATAACACACTTGTAATACCTAACACATTTTTTTCAGGTAAAAATAATTCAAAGAATGGTTTAACATCATTGGCCCCAATAACTCGTTTGAATACCTTCGTAATACCATTTACAACAATTTCTCTTTTTGTGATTGTATAATTAACTAAAACATTATTTGAGTTAAAGTTCGGTATTTTTAATCTATTTGGAAAACCTTGAGAATTATATGGTGAAGCAAAATCAATGTCATAAACATTTTCAAAAACAATTCCAGCACCAACAACTTGTGAACCTCTTGTCAATGTTCCAAGGTATCTTTCATCTTCTTTATCACCAAAAGCAGGAACTGTAATTGAGAAATCAACTAAAGCAACTGATGGTCTTTGTCCTGGTAATTTTAAACCGTAGGTTCTGGCAATGTTATAAACTGATGACCTTTGTTGAGCATATTGTAAAACAGTCTCCTGAATACTTCGGTCAATGTTATAATGTAAGTTATCTGCAATCGCAGCATTTAAATCAATGAATACGGAGAAGACCGAAGCATCGTTAAAGTCTTGGATTAAGTCAGGATAGTAAGTTTTGGTATAATTTAAGAGCTCGGTCCTGATTGACTGATAATCCCTAGATGCGTATGATATTCTGTTATTTGCCATTTGTATTAAATATTTATAATTACAAAATCACTCTGAGCATATGTCGAACCATTTGTTGAGTAATCTAATCTTATTTTTGCTGTGTACTCTGAAGTACCTTTGCCAGGGAATCGGTAAATTGACGATTCACTTGTTCCTACAACGTTTTGACCTGTGGCAATGTCCACTTCTTCCTGTGGGTCAGCAGGTGTAATACTTAAACTATTAACCAATAAGTTTGGCATAAAAGTTTCAATTGCATCTCTGATGTCAGATTCAATAGCATCAAAGGTAATACCATCAAAAGGCTCAAAAAGAAATTCATATAATCTTGTACCAAATTGTGGTAAATAATATCTTGAACCCTTCCTTGTCAACAATAACAACATCAAGTCAGCTTTAATTTCTTGCGACTCTAATTCCGTTAATTGTAAGTAATCCCCCCTAAAAGAATCTCTGAAGGGAAAATTTATACCATATGTAACACCATTAGCCATTGTTTATAAATATAGTAGTATTTCCTTTTTTGTGAGCAGGAAAATAAGGACAATGTCTACAACCTGAACCACAACAAGAACCTCTTTCTAAATGGAATTCTTCGGTAAAGACATATTTTCCATCTTCCATATAAAATGAAGAAGGGAGAAGTTTTACCTTCCCCCCCTTATTTTTATTGTTATTATTAATATTACTTGATTTCACAAGCTCCACCAGCACAAGCCAATTCTCCGCTCAAATCAGTGTTATCTTGTAACTCAATAACTTTACTTAAATCAATTGAGTGAAGTTTTGCAAATAATCTTTCAAATTCTTCTTCAGTACAATCTTCAAATGGTGCTTGAATATAACTACCACCATCATAAGGTAATACAGATAATCCATTATAGAAATCTCTGTTTTCCCACATCCAATCTCCCGCCAATTCCCAATCTTCAGCCTTTAAACTGATAGTTGCAGATACGTTGTGACTGTTTGAACCAGTTCTGTGACCAGGTCTAACCCACTCTTGTGTAATTTTCTTAACACGTTCTAACAATTGGAAAGGACTTTCAGTTCTCAAAATTGCTCCTTCAGGTGCTTTTTGTGGAACCGAAATAACTGCTGTGTCATGTGGACGGAAGAATTCATCTTCAACTAGTTCAGGGTGATTTGTCACCAAGTAATTGTAGATTGCCTCATTCTTGCCAACACGTACTCTACGGATGTAGTAGTCGTTGTGCCAAGCGTGAATACCTGATGATGTTCCCAACGTCAATGAAGTTGTTCCCGCAGGTTTTACAGTTGTCATACGAGCTGATTTGTTAATACCAATCAATTCAGCAACTCTTGTATTTTCTTCTTTAACCGCTTTTGCAGCTTCTTTCATATTATATCCTAAAACCACACCTGAACCAATACCTGTCATAGACACACCAATCAACGCATCTTTTTCAGTTGTTCTTCTCCAAATGTCTCTCAAGTAATGAAAGTCAGTGTAACCCGCTTGAAGTGTTCCGATAAACGCCGCAGCTTTAACACGAGCATTTAAGTCTTCTTGTGATTCAATGTCAGAAACATTTACCTCACATAAGTTACAGAATTGGTTTGGTCTCAATGCGATTTCACAACATGGGTTTGTTCCCCAATCTTTATCGTTTGTAAAATAGATACCAGGTTCACCTGCTCCTGACGCTTCAACACGTTTCCATAAATCCATAAAGAATTCTTTTGTAATCTTGTGTCTAACAAGTGCTGCTGAGTTGTTTGCTCTACCTCTTTGTGGATTTTTTTCCCACCAAGAACCTGATTTACAAGAAATCATTTCGTTGTCGTCAGCGCTGAATAAAGAGATAAGTGCCGCTCTACGGATACCACCAGCTAACACAGCATCTGCAATATGACAAACCATATCATGAACTTCAATTGGTGTTAATTTTTCACCGTCTTCTTTTGAGTCCAACATACCTTTTAATTTATGTATACAATCTTTCAAAGGTTGAGGACCTGGTGCTTTACCACCTGATGTTACAAGTTGAGCACCTTTTGGTCTGATGTCAGAAAAATCAAATTCAGGTGTTGATAACTGTTCTCCAAAATAAGATTTGAACAATACTTTAATTGCGTCTGCCCATCCTTCAATAGAGTCTCCAATTAAGAATCGTCTTGACCTATTTGATTTTGGTTTTCTAATCTCAGGTAATTTTTCAACGTGATGTTTTTGAACTGAATACCCAACACCTGTACCACCTAATAATAGGAACATTGACTCAGCAAATGCATCCAAGTGGTCGATAGGTAAGTAAGCACAGTTGTAGATTCTGTTTGGAGAAATCTCAATTGGTTTACCACCAAATTGCATTGACCTCATTGAAGGTAATACCTTTTTATCATATACCATTTTGTATACTTCTTTAATCTCATTTTTTAGAGATGGGTATTTTTTAATATGCATTTCCATATTACGGGTTACCAATTCCTCCCACGTTTCTCGTCTGTTTAGTTCAGGTACGAACTTAGCGTACTTCATGTAAACTGTTAAGTCTGACAATATCTTTTGTGATGCGTCCATAATTTTTGTTTATTTTATTTTATTGTTTTTGTTCTTCTCTTTGTTTTCTCTTTTCTAAGAGTTCTTTAACTCGGTCACGTTTTCTTTCTTCTTGTTGTTCACCAAAACCTAAGAAGGTTACAGATGACTCTGTATCAATTTCAAGTAGTTCGTTGTTAAACTTACAGTTCTCAAACACTACTCCATCTTTACCAATACGTGATTTGGTAATAGCAATTGTTGCCAAGTTCATTTCTTTTTGTTGTAAAGTTTTAGCCACGGTAATGATAACGTGTCCAACTTGTGCTTTCTTAATAGAACCACCCATTTGGTCGGTGGTAACAACCTCAGAAGATATAGAGCTTCTGTTACCCTGTGTTGCTGTCCATCCAACTAATGATAGTTCGTGACACATCGCTTCAAAACCTCTCATTACTGAACCCTCAGCTTTCCATTCATCTTTACTCGAACTTTCAGGAACCACACAATCAATATAGTCCAAAAGAACCAAGTCAATTTTTGTACCATCAGCAATCATCTTTCTGATTTGGTTTTTGATTTGGTTCATTGTCATTGAATCTGAAGGAAGTTTTTTCATAATTAACTCGTTCTTCATTGTTTCTTTGATGTCTGTAAGTTTAGCCATGACCTCTTCTTTATGGTTTACCAAGTTGTCTGGTTCAATACCTGTCCAAAGTGTGAAGTGTTTACGTTGTACAATCTTTGGGTTGTCCTCAAAAAATATTTGAAGAACATTATATCCAAGATTAAACGCAGTGTTCGCAATCTTTGTTAAGATGGTAGTTTTACCGACACCTGTAGGTGCTAAGATAACACCAATTTCTCCTTTAGCCAAACCACCTTTAAGTAATCTGTCAATACCTGGTATTCCTAATGGAATTGGGTGTCTAAAATCTTCATCAAGTACTGTGTCAAGGTTAGAAAATACATCAGTTGTACCCGTGTCTTTTTCCCCAACCTGTAATGCTTCACGAACCAAACTCTCAACCTTGTCATAAGATTCAAAGTCTCCTTCGGTAATAATCTTTTGGGCTTTGTCCATTGCCTTTTGTAGTTCTTGTTGTTTACAGAACTTCAAAGCCTTTTCTTGAACAAACTGAGTCCCTTCAAATGGAGCGTCTTTTACTTGTTTGATGGTGTCAAGGACAATTTTTGCAACTAATTCTTGTGAAATTTCAGATTTTACAATCTGTTCAAGAGTATCGAAATTAGGGGTTGATTGGTATTTGGCGTGGTACTCCTTGGTCATTTGCAAGATAATCTTGAAGTATTTGTTATCAAAATAAGAAATCTCAATTACATCCATAATTGATGTTGAAAATTCTTTATCCACGATAAGTTGGTTTAAAAGTTGTATTTGAAATGTATTCCCTAAGTAGTCAAAGTTCTTGTTCATATTGTAATTTGCGTTCGTCTGTTTAATTAAATATTCACTTGTTTAGGTCAAAGTCCATATATTCCAAACTTAATTTTTGTTCGGAAAAAATGTCAGTTAATTCTCTTAACGTGTTCTTTAAAAATGGTCGTACGTCAACGGTATAACGAACTTTTGGTGGGAATGTTTTTCCATCAAAATATCTATGACAAATTGTCTGCTCTCCGATTTTGATGTAAATGTTAAATTGTTCGCTACCTTCAGTAAACGATGTGTCCATAATTGACGGGTCACTCAAAATTGCATCCATGTTGTCCATCATATAAACAACTGTTTTCATTTTCAAGTAGTACTCAATCTCGTCTTTAAATTGTCGAATAAAGTAGTATAATTCCAAGGAGTTTTTTGCCTTTGGGTTATACCCTTTAACATTAAAGAATCTTTGAACAACGATGTTATCGTTCAACGTCAGTAAGAATTCCATTTTGGTGCTGTCTTGTTCTTTCATAATTAATTTTTGTTTGTATTTCTTTTTTCTTTTCTTGTTAATTTCATAAATGGTTTGAGGAAGTTAACCCAAGCTTCATCGTTCTTGGGTAGATACTTAAAGAGACCATCTTCCATCATCATTCTCATTAAGTTTTTATAACCCCTATCTGTGGGGTCTATACTGTCTGTCAAAATTTGTTCAACTAATTCTTTTCCATCGGAAGTGATTAAAGGGTTTGTAAGGTCAACTATCTTTTTGTTTGTGGCATAAAACTCTTCACCAAGTATAGTTGATTTTGTTTTGCCAGTCAAAAGATTTGTAAATGTTTTTGAAGGTTTGTCTTGCTTGATGTTTCGTGCATAATCCAAGATTTCTTCCATAGTGCAGGGTTTCTCCTGCACCTGAGGGAAAAACTTAACTAATGTTTTTTCTCCAAGTCCCTGAATACCTTCAATATTATCTGATTTGTCCCCCGTGAATATCTTTGTCAACAATACATTATAGTGAGGTATGTCTACCTTGTTCAAAGATATCATATCTCCGTTTTTAAAGTACTGTTTTGTGATTGGTGAATAGATTGTCACATTCTCAGAGATAAGTTGTGTAAGGTCCTTGTCTGCGGAAAAAATGATAATCTTCTCGTCTTTAGATATCTTACAATAATAAGCAATGAGGTCATCTGCCTCATTGTCATGCATCTCAACCTGTCTTACAAATATTTCCTCAAGATATTGTTTGATTCGAGACTTCTGATACAAATACGATTCGTACTTGTATTCATTCATATCGTCTTGTCGTCTGTTTGCTTTATACTGAGGGTATATAGATTTTCTGATGGATGAATTAGAATCACCATCCCAAAACACAACAACTCTATCATGGTTGTGTTCGTCAAGGAATTTGCGGAGTACACTCACAAAGTGAAATACTCCGCCCACATGAGCTCCGTCGTTAAACACGTCTTTTGCTCCGTGGAATCCTATCTTAAATAAATTATCTCCGTCTACTAATAATGTCTTAATCACATTTGTGATTTAAATGGTGAAACAATAACTCAATCTTCCTTCTCTTCTTTCAGTTCAAAATCAATTGAACTAACCCCAAGAATATCTTTCCAATATTCTGCATATTCTTTCTTGTAGTTTTCAATCGAAACCTTCTCTTCAGCCGCTTCTTTACCTGCCAAAAACCCGTGTGGTGTCACAATAATTTTTCCGTCTTCATAACCCAATCCATTGATGTGATTTTTCATTACGGATACTTTTGTTCTGATTGCAAACTTAACACTTCTTTTGTCTTTTGTTGCTGTAATCTTGTTTGTTCCCGCACCTTTTTGATTACCAAATAAGAATACCAAAGATGAGTTCAACCAAATAGCTTCACCACCTTTTGCTTTAATCTTTGGTTGACCAAATGGATTGTCAGGTAATTCAACCCAAGGTTGGTTTACAATAACCAATGTGTTTTCGTATTTTGAATCAGATTTACGTGAACCTGAAATACGTTGGTTAATACCCATACCAATCTTATCCGCCAATACAGATGCGTTGTGTTGTTTACCACCTTTACCATCAAATGTCATCTTACAAGGAACTGAACCAACTGAATCCCACAAGAACAATAAACTATAATCTAATTCACCTTTTTCTTGTGCGTCTAACAAACTATTAATGTAGTCAGTAATTTGTTCAATGTAGTTAAAATCATTATTGAATATATAAAACCCATCCCAATCCGATTCACCTGTTTCTTCATCAACAACTTCTTCACATTCAAAACCCATAAGTTTTGCGTGTTCAAAAGACCATTTTTGTTCGGTAATAATGAATACAGGTAGAATACCTTTCTTTTGGGCATCAACGGCAGCTTTAACCAACGCAGTTGTTTTTCCTGTGTCAGAGTGACCCAAGAACATATTTAAGTGTCCAATTGCCGGACCTGGCAGTCCAACCGCATCCAAGAAGTCAGAACCTAAATCAAAAAACCTTTGTGGTTTGTACTTAGCTGAAGTAGAGAATTTTTTCTTTACTGAACTAAAATCGTTCTTTTTAATTGCCATAATGTCTTGAATAAAATTCTTTTAGGTTTACAAGTTTATCTGAAGCATTTGCAAGTTTTTCGACAAAACTATCCATCTCCTCCAAGTGTTGAGGGTGTTCCCCAATTCCTACGGCATTCTCCATATAAACCATTAATGTTGCCTCAGCTTCAGCAACTTCACTCTCATATTTTAATACAAGAGATTCAAACATTCTTTTTCCTATTCTATTTTCCATGTGTTATTTTTTTTATAAAAGAAAAGAGCTTGGACACTATGTCTAAGTAAGTGTCCAAGCTCAGTTTAATTAGAATGGTAATTCAGTGTCAACCTCGTCGTTAGCCTGTGGGTCAACGATTGGTGCAGATTTACCACCAATAGATGTAGTTGATTCAGTATCGTTTAAATATATATATCCACCCTTATCACTATCCCATTTTGGAGTTTCTCCACGAGCAATTGCTTCAAGATAATCAACAGGTTTTTTAGAATATACATCCAACCAAGTCATCTCATCATTAATCCAAGCGTTAGCTTGAGCTTTATCTTCGTGAACAGGAGCTGGGTCATCGTACATGATTGTAGAAATACTTGTGTATTCTTTACCTGCGGGTGTTTTAGATTTTGTCAATTCGATAACAAGGTCACGTCCTTTTTCAGGGTCAGTGATATCACCTTTGTTTCTCCAAATCGGAATGATTTTATCCAAGATACCATCATTCTTATAGTTGTGTTTAAATCTCCAAAATTTAACTCCATCTTCCTCATTATCACGGTCGATAACTTTAACGATGTAAAATTTACGAGACTTGTATTGTTTTGCCAATTCTTTGTCTGATTCTTTACCCGTAGACATCAACTCTTCGTAAACCTCATTCAAAGGTGAACGTTCGTTATCATTTTTTCCTGGGTCAAAGAATTTGTTCCACTGTCCACCAACTTGAATTTCGTGGTACCACGCTTCTTTAAATGGTGAAGAACCATCTGGTGTAGGTAGGATACGTACTCTACGTTGTCCTGATTTCTCTTTGTCAGAAAGAATACAAGCGAAATACTTTTTCATTCTTTCGTCTTGCGACATTTTGCTTTGGGCCCCGCCCCCTTGTTGTGCTTTTTCGTACTGTGCCAATACGGCGTCTAATGAACTCATCATGTTTTTTATATATTAAGTTTAATTTGTTTTACAATTATAGTCTAGTTTCCTCAGTTTGTCAAATAAAAAAAAGGTCACCTTTTGAGTGACCTTCCATTTTATTATTGTGTTTGTTATTTGTATTTGAACTCGTCTTCAAATCCATTGGATTTGTTTTGGAAAGAATTCTTAATATCATTAACATTGATGTCGGTCACGTCATCAGGTGTTAAAACATAATCATTTTTTCCCGTCTTTTCCATCTCTTCTGATTTATCATCGAAGAATTGTGATAATTTTTGGTTGAATGGGTATGAGTCGTAACTTCTTAACTCCAATCTTTCTTGTGGGGTCTTTTCTCTGTATTTCTCAATTTTGTTTTCAAGAGCATTTAACTTGTTCATGATTGCATCCATCTCACCTAATCTTGATTCCAATTTACCTAATTGCCCAAATAAGTTTTCAAAGTATTCGTCTTGTTTTGATTGAGTATCTTTTTGAGTAGTAACCAAGTCAGTAATATCAAGTTCTTCACTTTCACTACTTTTGTTGTCTGTATCTTCATCAGATTTTCCATCATCATCAATTTTTTCAACATCGGGGTCAGCATCAACATCAATTGGTGTTGCTTCTCCTGTTGGTGGTGGTGGTGGAACTGCTCCCGCATCTGCAGGTGGTGGTGGAGGTGTTGCCCCCGCTTCAGGTGCCAAAGCTCCTAAGTCATCAGGTGCAGGTTCTGCCGCCTGTTCCATTACATATTTGTTGATACTATTGTATCTTCGAATTTCACTTAATATTTTTTTATCTATGCCCATGTTGTTAACCATTTAATAATTGTTTAATACCGTTAGATGTTTCAACCCTAACTCTTCTATTAGCGGTTGTTTGGTGTCCAGCTCTTTCAATAAGACCGTCTCTTTCTCTTACAGTATAACAATCACCTGTATCTAAGTCGCAAACTTGTTTAGTTCCGTCACCGTTATCTTCTTGGGAAATTCTTGTAGATTTACCAAGATAGTTGTCTAATGCTGATTTAATATCCATAATTATGTTTTTATATAAATATACGATTAGGTTAATAAATTAACGGAATTTCAATAGCATTGTAAATGATTGATATACGTCGTCAATCACATCGTCAGGATTTCTAGTTGTTTTCCATTTAACAAATTTGTCAGGTGACGAAGCAACAAACTCAAATTTGTTATAAATAACAGACGCACTTGCAATCTGTTTATCCGTCAAACCAGTATTTGCCTTTATTCCTTCTATCAAACCAAAATCAGTCAAGAAGAATCTTTGTTTATTAGCACTCACATTTACTCGGAATTCTTGCTCAACAGTTCCTTCATCTAACACTTCTTCAACAACAATATTATTTGGTCCTAAAACACGTTTGACAATTTTATATTGCCAACTGTTAAACTCTGAAAGAATTTCCCAATTACCCGCCGCAGGATTTATACCAACAGTAAGTGTTTCATTACTTCCATTAAGATTACTTGTTGTTTTTCCTGTCAAAACAATTGGTCCCGTTTGTTGTGGTTGAGTATTAACATTAGGTGGTGCACCAGGAATTGTTATTGGTGGTGCCGCAGTTGTTTGTGAAGGATTATAAGTAAATGTTGTTGAGCTTGCACCACTACCATATGGTCCACTAACAACGATTGTATTATTTTGTGGTACTGTTGTATTACTAAATGGTACCAACACAACAATATTAACACTACTATTAATAGTTATTCCTGTTGTGGTTTTAACGTTATTTATTGTCACCGCAGTTACGCTTTCTAAATGAGTTCCTGTTATATTCAATATTGTATTTGTAACACCTGTTAATGGTGAGAACGATACAATTGTCGGTGGAAGACATGTTGGAGGTGGAAGTTTTGTTGTGTTAAGATTATTGGTTGCTCCCATTACTCCGTCAGCAATTTGTTGAGCTTGACTCTTAGCAGCATTTCTAGCAGATTCAAAATCTAATCCAACCAATGCCGCGGACTTATAACCTTTATCTAAAGTATCAAACAATACTTTAAATGAATCAAAGTTCTCATCATAATAAGCTTCACTAATATTTGGAATTCCATCACTTGGTGGTTTCCAATAACATACGTAGTATTTGGCTAATCCTAATGGAGCATTACCGTTTTCACCAAAATATATTCTTCGAATATTTGGTGTTAATCTTGCAACCATAAAATCTAAGAATTTGTCAAGGTTTTCAAAATTGGCAATAGGTTGTGATGTTGGAGCCCCCAATGAGTTTGGAAGTTTAACACACGATGCTTGTTTTTGTATAAAATATTGTGTACTTGCACCCCAATAAGTATTTAAAGCGACTGACGCAAAATTATTATTATACCCTTCAAATTTATTTTTATTAAATGTTAGAACATAACATAACAAGTAGATACTAGTTTGTATCTCAGTACTAGTTGTTTTAGCTTTAATAGCGTCGGCAAGTTGTGTAGGTGTTAAACCTATTGTAACTGATTCAACAAAATCCCCCCAAGTACTATAATTGGTATTTAAGTTGTTTGTACATGTATTTGTTGCCGCGCCAACATTATCACCCAATTGAGTCAATTGTGCAGTTTTATTAATATTGGTGATTGGTTTATCCGTAATATTATCTTTATTGGCAAGAATTACAGTTTCAATCTGAGTTAAAAGATTTTGATTAACACTTTGTAAGAAATTATCAATTGACGGTAAATCATAAATTCCTTGTCTAACACCAGAAAAATTAGTTTGGAATTCACCAGCAGTTATCGTATGATTAACTTCAGTAATTAAGTAAGGACCATTAAACATTGGAACATGTCTAAGATTAAAATACATTGTAGGTTGTAATAACGCATTTCCTAAACAAACCACATCACATTTATAACTTCTTTGTTTGTATAAATTATATAAACCAACGTTTTGGGTTGCAACATTTTTACCATTATATTGGTTTACCATGTTTAATTGTGTTTGAATTGTTTCTGAAGTCGCTTTACCACTATCCATAGAAACACTAAACGAGTAGAATACATTCTGATTTCTTGTTCCAATATCAACATTAAACCCAACACATTTATTAGATAACGCCCAATCTTTTTTTCCAACTTGATTTTCAATTAATGGATTTTCCGATGCTCGTCTTAAATCAAAGGCATCATTTCTATATCGAGAATTTCCCTTTGGTAAATCTAAATAGGTTGATGGTAAACCAGCATAAAAACAAATCATTTTTGGTCCTGATTTTCTGTAGTCCACATCCAAAAACGTTCCCCACATATTATCTGCAAACTGTAAAGACCCTTCAGCGCTTTGTGATATTGTAGTTCCATCCGCATCTTGTACGTTATAAAAGTTAACATACGCAGGTAATGGCATTACATTAAATTTGTTTTTAATTAATATTCCACTAAGAAATGTGAACACACTCATTTCCATATTAATGGAACTAGCCTTTAAAGTATTTTTTAAATCAAACACATCAATAAGAAGAACGTCTCCAATATTTCTCGATGCTCTATCTAAGAATAAAAAGTCTTCAAATAATGTCTTGTTTGTAAAATCACCACCAGAAATCCATTTATCATTTAAGGCTTTAAACACTTCGTAATTTTCAACCTTACTTTGTTGTCCATCAATAACACTCTGTATTTTTCTTTCAGGTAACTCTTGTTGATTAGGTAAATCGGCCCTTACTTTTGTTAATATTTGATTCAAGAAAATATTTTGTAAGGCATCGGTCCCACCTAAATAAGTGTTGATGTTTGTTTTAAATTGCAAACTATTAATTGTTGGCACATTTAATTTTTGAGTGGCATATTGTTTAATAAGTTGCGAACATAACACAACATTATTAACTGAAAATTCAATATTATTGTCAATAAAGAAATCCGTAATATATGAACCTTGGTCAGTGTATATTAAATTGGTAATAGTTGAAAATCCTACTTCGGTTTCTAACGCTAACCAAGCTTGAGAATATGCCGCCTTTGATTGAGCTAAAGTAATCGCACCATTAACAGATGGCAATGTATTATTAATGTACGTACCAAATTGAATTGGGTCTACAATCGGATTGTTTCCCCCATTAGACGCGAGGAACGAATCAACGACTCTTCTTTTATAATTTGCGGGGTTACCATATTTTAAAACCACATCATATTCCATGAATGATTTAATTGTGTTTGAAAATGTAACCAGTTGTTTATCTCCAAGAGTATTAAAATACTCCGAATTTGTTAAATTCGCATTAGCATTAACAGACATCAAACTTTTAAACAAATATTGGAAGTTTTTAAACGTTGCACTATTATCTACAGGAGATTGATTAACGGGAATAACAACTTGAGGTCCTAAATCTATGTCAGATATTGGTTTAGAAAAATTTAAAAACTCTTGTTCAAATTTATCTAAAATACTTTTATCAAATACTGAAAATACTTCTTCAATATTAGAATAGTTATTTTCCAATAATAATTTAAACGGCGCTTGTTTTGTATTACCAGTTAAAATTTGATTAACATAAGAGTCGGGTTGTGGTTTAACTATTTGATTATTATCAAAATAACCATAATTTGGTGCTGACCATAATAATCTAACAGAACCATTATAAACAGATGGGTTATTTAATATTGGTACAATTTGATTGTTATTTTGTAAACATTCAACATTAACTTGATTTACTGAAGAACCGAATGAAGGGACAATAAAATAATTAACCCCTGTCGTATTTTGATTTGGAGAACAAGTTCCTGATGACGCAACAAAATCAATTAAATTATCAGGTAAAATTACCGACCATGTTTGAATTGATGTACCACTAAAACCATTTGGGTAAATGTTAGAATCCGTA